CTTCCTCTGGTAGCCCCGATGCGGCCGCACGGCCGTCCGGGACTTCCGACCCAGATGCCATCTGCCGAAGGAGTTGCTCAGGTCGCTCATCGCTCGTGCTGGCTGAACGCAAACTTCCGTTTCACTTGGTGTGACGCAAGACACGTTGCGACTGTGTATTACAAGGTGTAGTTTGTATTACCCAAGGAGGGGTTTATGACGGAGTTCTATCCAGAAGAAACCAAATTCCAAAAGTCAAAACGGTTTACAAAAACCCGAGGAAAGATGGTGAAAGCATTTAGCCACACAAAATGTGGTAGGTGCGGAACCATTATCGGCGAAGGCGTTGAGTGTATTTGGCTTGCTGGAAAAGGTTGCTTCCATAAGCAGGGCGAGTGTCCAAAGAAAGAAGAACAACAGAAAGAATGACAGCGTTGATAGTTGCGCTGGCAGTTCTTTTATTGTTGGCAGTTTGAGAAAAAGCCCGTCACAGAAATGTGGCGGGTTTTTTTGTGCCCGTCTTCCACCACCGTCAATGTAAATGAGACTGGGTCATCAGCCCCGCTGCTAACCCAGTTGATGTCCAGCATCTGAGTTCTTCACGACGCACGACATCGGATTATCAACTTTGTTTTTTTAGAAACGCTCACTCTGCGTAGTCGGACGGTCAAAAAATTCACGGAAAGTGGCGAAAACCGAGCAAAAACCTATTCTATTGGAGTTATTCGTTTAGCGCAAGCCCCCGTTGCACGTGCGATGGCTTCTTCCCCGCGTTAGCCCCGTATACCCATCTTGGGGATACGGGACTGTTCCTGTGGTTTTCTGGCCTTGGTGGCCGGCGGCCGGAAGTCGGCTTGGCGCAGCGCAACTCGGGCTGAACTGAATCTCGCCTGTGACGGACGACACGTTGATGTATGCGTGTGACACCTGTAGTGTGTAGGCAGTAGAAAGGGGGGGAATGAAGTTTTACGCCAACATCACGCTCAAAGTAGATGAGTTTGATGCAGACAACGAAGAAGAAGCGAAAAAAATAATAGATTCGTACATCACGAGCATTGCAAAGACTGAAGACGCAAGTCTTTCGTGGCAAGAATGTGACTACGAAGTGAAAGAAGCAACTGAATGAGCCTTATCATTACAACGGTTGCTGTCATTTTGCTGTTTTCCGCTGTGAACTAAGAATCGCCCGTCGTGTTCGCACGGCGGGTTTTTCTTTTGCCGTCTTCCGCCACCGTCGTAAAAGTGCCATCACGAAGGTCGTGAGCCCCGCTGGTTTTGTAGATGCTCGTGCCTGGCTCCGCCTGGAAACTCGTGCTTGGTGAATAACTCCGTTTCGGCGTGTGACCGATAACACTTGACATTCCTTGTGCTGTTCAGTACACTCACCCGTATGCGTATTACTACCGAAATAGTGAATGAACCAGTTCCCTTTGATGGGACAGAAGAAGAGAAGCGTGCAAACTTCCTAACCCACCAATGGTGGCAAGACCCACACGACTGGAACGAATACTGCGATAACTGCGGTTCTAAGTCGTGGCACAAGGCAGCCTATTACCCTTGCGGTACGTCGGTACCTCGTCGTGATGTCATCGTGTGGTTTGACTCCGAAGGGAAAATACATCGCAACCACCCCACTCTCGCCATTTTGGGTATCACTGGCGATGAGGCGGTCTAAGTGGCTGCCGTAGTTGTAACGCTGGCTGTCATTCTGCTGCTCGCTGTCTAGTAGTTAGTCACTTGCCGCCCTGCTTGGTTGTGGGGCGGCTTTGTGCTGTCCGTAATCGCCTCGTATCGCCGCCTCTCTGCCTGTCTCAGCGACCTGCGGCTTGATGGTGTCCATCAGTACCCTGTTTTCAGCCTGCGCCGTTTCAGGCGTCTAGCGTTGCTCAAAGTCGGAGCATCTCAGTTCGTCTTCCGCCACCGTCATTTTATTTTGGGTAGTTGCGGGGCTCTCGAGCGCCAGCCGCACGGGCGGCACGGGCGGCAGATGGCATCGGCTTTCGGGCAGTTTTCCGTTTTTCTTATTTTTTTAGAAATCCAAAAACCAAAAATCCTTTATTTTGGCGACTTCGCAAACTTGACTTTTGAGTTTTTCGTGTTATGGTAGCCAACTTTGCTTCCCGCCCTTCTTCCGCCCGCGGTAGCCCCGTAAAGCTCGAAGAGCTGCACGGGACTGTCAGTCTTCTGGGTGACGGAGTTATTCTTCTGCTTCGGCGTGGTGCTGGCTTGGCTGGGAACTTTGGAAGGCTTCGCAACTTTCTTTTTGGAAAGACTTGACATCTTTGCTTGTTGCTTGTAAGGTACAGGGTGGGTGGAGTGCCTAGCGAAAGGAAATGCTATGTACTACTTCGTACGCTCGTGCGTGCGCTGGGGGTTACTGATACTCATTCTTGCTCTTGCTACTTTTGGTTGTTCCAAACTCGCAAGCATAAATGAGACGGAAATACCCGAGTGCGAGTACTTTCACTATCCCTGCCCTTGGGATACGACAGTACCCGACCCTTATTTTGACCCGACAACAGAGATAGGGGGGTGAAATGGTTGCCGTGGTTCTTGCTTTGACAGTTTTTGCTTTGTTAGCAGTTTGATAAATACCTAAACACGGGGGCGCATCGTTATTCGGTGCGCCTTTTTGTTTTGCCCGAACTCAGCCACCTGCTTGGGTGTTTTTCTTGCTTCGCAGTCCCGGCTACAAACAAGTTACTTGTTTGTAGCCCCGTAGTTGTGATTTTTTGTTGTTGCCGTAGACTGCATTTATGCCAAAACAAAAACTCTGGTCGGACCGACATCCAGATTACGGAGTGCCCTACAAAATTATCCAGAGAAATTCCTGGGCCGAAACCATTTTGGGCTACGCGGCTTTTACCGTGCGTGTTCGTCCGCCTGGCTACTTCACACATGATGTCTACTGTGAGTTCAGGCTAGGCAATCCGCCGCGTAAAGAATCTTTTCGACTGGCTGTTAAGAAGCTTGTGGGGCTCGGGTATTTAATCGAGACATCCCCAGGTAGCTATCGGATAACATCAAAGGGGCTCGACGCTAATCTGCGTGTATCGAGACGGAACGCTCAAGCACGCAACCGCATCGCTGACGAAGATTAATACTTGCGCCACTCACCTTCGTTGTTGTCGTTGCCATCCCAGTAGGTGCAGATACTTCCCAGGTGCTTTGCGGCAACGTCAATGGCAGGGAACTGCTTGGGAAGAACCTCATCTAGTTCCATAAGCCATCCGGCGCACCATATATCCTCGGACATGTATGCCATGAGGCGTGGCAGCATCCATTTGACCGCCTGCAATAATTCAAGGTACTCAAGGGTGTGGGTGTCGTTTTTGTAGCCAGCATTAAGAGCCACGTGTAGTTCTGTCCAAGACCGCGCCACGTCTTCAGGGTCATAAAACCGCTCTTCGCCCATTGTTTTTTATTCCTCAGCAGATTAGAATTGGTATCGCAATGGATGATAGCACTCTCTTTTTATGGGACGACCACCTAGCGGCGTCCTTCCCTTATAACGCTGAGCAGGTAGCACAGGTAAAAGCTGTGCCGGGAGCAAAATGGGACAAGGTCGCCAAAGTATGGCGTATACCCATGACCAGCCTCAATGAAGCCAGAGTGTTTGCCGAGTCAAATCGGTTCAAAATTGATAACGAAGTTCTCAAATTCAACCTTCCGGAGTCAACCAATAAAGCCCAAGGTGTTTATGTCGACGACGATTGGGTGTATCTAAGCTTCAACTATGACCCGGTAAAGGTCCGGTCTGTTAAGTCGTTGCCGTCAGTAACATGGCATCCGCCCACCAAAGCATGGCGCGTACCGCTTGCCGCCATTCATGATGCCATCGCATGGGCGGAGAAGTTTGATGAACCCATAGCCGAACGCGTTCGGGCGCTTGCTGGTGTTATGGAACGGAATAAAAACGAAACCATCGCAGCATCGCGAGCCAAGGATGCCGAAATTGAAATACCAGGACTACAGGGAAATCTTCTTCCGTATCAACGGGCTGGTGTCAAGTATGCCGCCAATGCTCGCCGCTGCTTTATCGCAGACGACATGGGGCTTGGGAAGACTATGCAGGCCATTGCCACTCTTGAATATGTCCATGACTCCTATCCAGCAGTAGTTGTGTGCCCGCCGACGTTGGTGCTCAACTGGGCCAAGGAGTATGAAAAGTGGCTGCCACATAGACGAGTCGCAACGGTGATAAACCGCAAAGATTTGCCGGAGCCAGGCACTTACGATGTTGTCGTTGTAGGGTATAGCAATATTGACCACTGGCAAAACCATCTTAAGGGGCATCGGTCATACGTCTATGACGAGAGCCACTACGCAAAGACGCCGACAGCAAAACGCACAAAAGCAGCCATCAAGATGGCACGGTCTGCGCCAAAGGAAGGAATAGTGTTGTGCCTAACCGGTACGCCAATCACTAATCGCCCAGCCGAATACGCAGCGCAGCTTGATATCTTAGGTAACCTCAACAAGTTTGGCGGCCTATGGGGTTTCTATCGACGCTACTGTGCGGCTTTCCGTGACAGATTCGGGCAGTGGCATATCGATGGCTCGTCTCATCTTGATGAACTCAACGACATGCTGCGTAGCCAGTGCTACATCCGGCGAATCAAAGCCGACGTTCTCGAAGAGTTGCCGCCAGTGCGTCACTCAAAGATTGTCGTTGCGCCCAACCCGACAGCCATGGCCGAGTACACCAAAGCCGAAGACGACATTATTGAATACATGGCCAATCGCGCTAAAGAGTTGGCTAAAGAGCTCGGCAAGTCCCCGTATTCCGCTGCTGTCGTAGCTCGCATCAAAGCAGAGTCAAATGAACACCTAGTTCGCATTTCTGTTCTGCGCCGACTAGCCGCAAAAGCAAAGATGGATACCGTCTTTGAGTGGATTGATGGCAAGCTGGCTGGCGGTGACAAGGTTGTTGTCGCTGCGCATCACCGAGAAATTGTTGACCTCATTGCAAAGAAGTATGGGGGTCTAAAAATTCAAGGCGGCATGAAGGTTGAAGAAGTCGAAGAGAACAAGCGTGTCTTTCAAACCGCATCCATTGACGAAGCACCCGTAATGGTTCTATCAATTCAAGCCGCCAAGACTGGGCACACACTCACAGCGGCGCAGGATGTCGTCTTCGTTGAAATGCCATGGACGCCCGCCGACGTCGACCAGACATACAGTCGGTGTCATCGTCTTGGACAAAAGGGCTCGGTGATGTCCACCTATATTCTTGCCGAAGGGACTATCGATGAAAAGATTTATGGGCTTATCGAGTCGAAGCGCGACGTTGTGAATCAAGCCACCGAAGGTAGCGATGTAGAATTTAGTGATGGAAATCAACAGCTCGTACTTGATTTTCTTGCCGAAGGCCTGCGCCGGAGCAAGATAAATGGAGTGGATGGATGACGCCGAGTGGGAAACCGAGTG